CCTTCAGGTAGTTGTACGCATTCAACATGTGCTCTCTGCGCCAGACTCCCCATGATTGGTTTTCACTAATGAACTTTAGCATGTCACAACCGCTGGCCTCATTCTCAAGGATCTTGCGCGCCATTGGGTCCAAAACTGGGCAACCCCGGTATTGGTACGCGTAGGAAAGCGCTTTAGCCACGAGTAGCAGGTTACGACGACGCGGGGTAGCATTGGAATCGGCAGTGCCGGTGAACCCGAAGGTGGCGAGTGCCTTGCGGACGTCCGTGAGAGGGGCGAGATCCACGTCGTCAAACTTGATACCACAGAAGCCAGACGTATTGATGTCCTGCCGGACCTCGAGCTTGCATGTTGCACCGCAGCGGGCAAAGTTCTCCTCCGTGGGCATGAGCTGTGGGATAACTCGGCACAAACCATCATCGCCCTCAAACACACCAATCGGTGCATGCGGGTCGAACGGGATGCCGGCAGCGGCCGCCTTCCGCGAAATAACGAACAACATGAGAATCATGTTGGCGAACCCATTGTTGAGTGAAGTATCCATCTCCCCAGAGTTCTCGCGTGGGACGCGTGCCTTGACCGTAAAGTTCTTGAACCGTATGGTCTGCTTCTCTGTGCGCATCTGCAGGTGCTCCTCCACGATCGCGCGAGCCTCCGGGTTGTTCTGCGTCATGTGCCTGTACAACACCGCCACGGTCGCATTAACAAACTGCGGCATGAAGGTAGCCTCAAAGGACGTATAATCAGTCTCGAGGAATAGGCCCGGCAGCTTGCCCAACATCGCCTTAATGTACGCCGGGCGGTCGGGTAGCGGCACCTTCTTGATAAAGGCGGGATGGCGGAACACAACTTTCTCTATCTGCTTCAACGTCGGCCCAACTTGGCACTTGGCTCGATCATGTCGCGAGGAAATTATTCGCGGAAACTTATAATCGAGCAGGTGCTCATCCTTGACAAAGGCCTTACAAATCTTATGTTTCTTCTGCCAATTAGGTGAGGCCAGCCACACTCGGAAGAGTTCCTCTTTCCGGTTTTGCGTGTAGCTCGTTGAGTCGAGCCAAGTCTTGACAGACAAGTCAACATCAGCCGCCAAGGGCACAAACTCACGCTTGACGTAATCCTCCGTGAACTGACGCAGCTCGGCATGAACCACAGGGTCGACGGGTGGCATCCGAATGCACAGCCGCTTCACGAACCCGCCGACTGTGGTCACCAAATCATTGGGAGCGGGCTTGGGCACGATTGCATCGGGTATGGGCGCGATCTGAACACCGACACGCGGGACATGGTTGAACTCCGTCTTGTGCATCTTGAGCGAGAACTCCGTGTACGCGGGGAGCCGGGTGCGAATCGACTCCAAAAGATAGCCGCGCAGGTAGAGGGGCTCAGCCGTGAGAGCGGGCCTGCAATCTACCAAGTCCAGGAGGTCGGCAACTGCAAATTCAACCGTATTGTACGCCCAGTGGTCAAGTAACGAAGAGCGGTCATGGTCGAGATTGGTGAACGAACGTGCCAGACTCTCGACGCGGGACCGCACCAACTCAGGCGTGTCTCTGGAAGAACAGCAGGCGCGGATTGAGTGCAGATGCTCGTACAAGGCCACACACGCGGTCTCGCGCTTTATGGAGACATAGTCCTCCAGAAACAAGCGCTCAGGCAGCACAAATTGCAACCAATCAGGCACTTCCCAGTACAACTGCACATGGCGGTGGAACTCTGCGTGCGTGGGCCGGGCAACGTATTCCGCGCGCCCTATGGCCATGTCAAACGTCCGCGCATCCGGGTTGACCACAAGCGGCGCGCCTTCAAGCAACCTGTTCGTGCGCTTAACAGTGATCCGCGGCACCAGGTAGAAGTTGTAGAACAGGTGGAACGCGGCAGCCGGCAGGGGCCCAAGGCACGCCCAGGTAAGGTGCAGGAACAGGATAGTCAATGCCGACCGGAGCGCCTTCGGATTTGTGGCCAAACGCCTGACGAATTCAACCAGGGCGAGAGACAACCTGAGCGACGTCGCCGCCGGAAAGCACAGGGCCAACCACTCTTCAGCCACGGCAGCCACATAGGGGTGTACGGACGAGGCCAGGTAGAGGAGCGAGTAGTAAGCCAGAATGGAACCGAACCCGTAGATAGGCACGACCACCTTGCCAGTGACAACCCAAGAAAGTAGAAACACGCCCAAGGCGCGCGCCCTGAAGTCGACGGGCACGTCCAGGACCTCAAACAACGATGCTCTCGGGGAATGGTGGTCGCGCCGAATGGCATCGGCAAAGTGGCGCATCGGCTGGACGGGGAGCGGCGGGACAGGCGGTCGGGCGCGCCACGCACTTATGCGGCAGGATTGAATGTACCATGCCCGAATGGTGAGCGACAGAAGCGCGAGAAAGAACAACATCGGCCAAGTGTCCAGCCACCAGTCATACACGGTTGGCTCCGGGTCATCCACGATCAAACCCATTTCCCTGTCAAAGTCGTTGAGAAATCTGTCATCAACGGCCTGAGACCCGCCGATCGCGT